CGCCAGCTTTACTGCCCGTGCCGTCCGCGTCCAAGTCCAGCCCACCGCCCATGCCGCCTGCGCCCATATTGGTCACAAACACGTCCATCACGCCGCCGCCTGCCAGAGCGGGTGCGCCACCAATGCTGGGCAAATCCGCCGCGTCGGGCGCATCTGGCGCGCCGCGTTTGTTTGTGCGTTTTTTGCGTTTGCGAAACCAGTCAAGCATGCCGCCTGTCGCAGCACCGCCGCCCATTGCAGCGGCGCTGGCCACAGCGGCTGCACCCAGCAATGTCACGGCGGTGGTGACTTTTGGGAATGATTCGGCAGCCGATGTAAAGCCCTCAACCATGCCGTCAATCGCGGGCTTGACCGTGTCAAATGCGGCGCTGGCGGCGTTGTCTTTTGCGTTGCCCGCCGCGTCTATTTTTGCGGCAGTGGTGGTTTGATATTTATTAAAATCGCTGTTGACCACGCCGTTTGAATTAGCGATGGCGGTTTTTACTTGGGTGTTCGAGCTGTCCGCGCCGCCGTTGTCTGTCAACAATGGAATCAATGCCGCCAGCGCTTGACGGTCTTGAAAAAACCCGCCCACGCTCGAACCCATGGCCAAATTGGTGATGGACTCATTGGCCGCGCGTTTGTCCTCTGGTGTCGCCGCGCTGTTGAGCTTGGCTTGCGCCGCTTGATAGTCTTTGTTGTTGCGCATTTCGTCACGCAACAATGACACCCATGCATCAACCGAGTCGCCGCCATTTTTGGCGGTGTTGACCAGATACTTGGATAAATCTTTGCCCGTTTGCTTTTGAAAGTCTTTGGCCGTGTCGGCGCTGTTGAGCTTGGCCAGTAAGTTGGCGACATTATTGCCCGCCTCGTCTTTGCTGCCCGCTGACGCCATGGCCGCTTGGTTCATCATGAGCAAGCGGTCAAAGCCTTTTTCACCCGTCAAACCAGCCATTTGGCCTGCGGACATTTGCTGACCCAGCCATTTCGCCATGTCTTTGAGCTCAAATTGCCCCGCCTTGCCTGCGGCCACAGATTTATCCAAAAATGCGCTTTCTTGGCCGTCTTTGATGTAACCGTTTTGCTTGCCTTTGATGATGATGTTTGACAGCTCGGTGGCGTCTGCGCCGCTGGCGGTGGAGGCTTTTAAAATGGCGGGCAATGCTTTTAATGCGCTGCTCAAGTCTTGGCCAGAGGCGAGCATGTTGTCCAGCGCGCCCGCTGCGTTGTCACGCGTGCCGCCGCCCGCTTGATTGGCGCTTTTAATCCCTTGTTCAATTTGGGTTTTGACTGACTCAAACCCCGCCACGGTGTTGCCTTTATCAGCGGTGATGCTCATACGTGCCACGCGCTCCTCATAAGCGACGGGTTTTTCGATCATCGCCTTGGTCGCAACCGTGCCGCCAACCGCCGCGCCCGTCGCCACGGCGGTGTATTTACCGATTTTTTGCAGGCTGTTGCCTACGCCGTCGGCCGCGCTTTTCATTTTGCGCAGTTTGGCGATGCTGATGTCCAGCTGACGGCTCATGCGCGCGCCCACGCCGCCGCCCATTTTGTCTAACGAGGTGCCTGCTTTGGCCGCATTTTTGTTCAGACCTGCCAGCGTGCGTTCCAGTTGCTTGACTTGCTTGTCGGCCGATTTGGCCATGGTGCCATACGATTTTGCCATGCGCGCGTTGGTTGATTCGACGGCTTGCGCGTCTTTTTTTGCGGTGTTGGCAATGTCGGACAACAGCTTGATGGTGTACTGGATTTGGCGGCTGCTCACAATTATTGGCCTCGTTGTTGGTTAATCAGGCGGGCGTGCATGGTGACGGCCGCTTTTGGCATGTGTTGCAGCTCGTTAATCGAGACGCCCAATGGCTGGGCGAGACTCACCAGCGCGCTCATCCAGCTGGTCAGGCTCGCCCGTGGGCTGTGGGGTTTTGCGGCTTTGCGGGTGTGTGCCGTTGATGATGGCATCAAACTCATCTGGTGATAAATTGCCATAGCGCACGTTCTCGGCCAAATCCATGAGCAAAATTTGCTGCTCAATCCGCTCTAAATCATGCGGGGTGAGACGCCCCATGGTGTTTAAGTCAATCAGACTGCTGTCAATGTCGGATAGCCCCGCGCTGGTACAAAACCGCTCAACCCGCTGCATGGTCATGGCCACGCGATACACAGCGTCTGACAACAGCAGCATGGGCTTGCCCTCAAAGCGCACCATCCGCTCAGCAATCCGCACGGCTTCTAAGTCCATGGCCACGGTGGCGGGGCGCAGTTTGACCGTGCGGTAGCGCACGTCGTCATCGCCCAGCTGGGTGCTAAGGCCGTCGAGCAGATCGACTTGGTTGAGGTTTTGTAATTGGTGGTTGGGGTGCATACTGGCTCTTTATGTCTGGTTTAAATTCGGTTTAAATTTGATTTAAATTCTGGTTAAATCGGTGCGCCCAGTTGCGGCGCGTTCGTGACTTAACTTGGGCTATGGTAAACGGCTGGCGCAAAAAAATAGCCCCGCAGTATTGCAGGGCTATTCTTGGTGCTTGGTACAGCGGGGACAGCGGACGTTACAACCACTGAATTTTTGACAAAATCATAATCTCGGCATCCGCCGCGCCTTTGCCAATCTCGCCGATTGTTTTAAACACGCTGCGGCTTATGCGGGCTCTCTTTCCAGAAATACTGTCGCGCAGCGTAACTGGCTCTTCACCCGCCGCCATGATTTTGTTTAAATCAATATTGGCCAAGCTCAATTCGTCAGTCATGAGCTTAAACTTCACCACGGGCGTGACGCGTTTCATGGTGTAACCATGATCGCCTACGGCGGCGGGGACTTCTTGCATTTCATAGCCTGTGGCTTTGTCAATCGTGACGCTTTCGGACTCAACGCGCAGGGTGATACCGCCGCGTGTGACTTCGTCAATTTGGAGCTGTAGACATTGGTTCATAATCGATTCCATTCTTAAAGTTAATCAGGTTTTTTGCTGCTTGCATCAAGTGACAAACAATGAAAGCAGCAGCGTTTGCGGCAGCGCGTTACACGTGACCTGCCACCCATTTTGAGGTGATTTCGGTCTGATTGTGCTGCAACATAATCACAGGCTCGTCAACGATTTTAAACTTCGTGCCTGTAATTTGCGTGAGCAAGGTTTTGGTGTAATGTGCCATGTTTTGCATCAAGCCCGCGTCGACAAAGTTCTCATAACAGTGCAGAGCAATGTCCGCGCCTTTGCTGTTGGTCATGATTTTTTGGCCTGGGATGTCATCTGCGTATTCGCCCATTTTGAAGCCTTCGGTTTGAATGGCAAACTCGGTGTTACGATACCAGCGGAAGTAGCTGAGCGTTTTTACCCAGTTCATGTACCGATACGACTCGTCATACGCGCCCGTTTTATGGGTGGTGTAATTGGTCACAACGGGCAGCATGGTGGCCGTGCCGTCCTCCAGCACATCTACGCTAGAACCGCCCGCCAGCATGAGGTTGTTAATCTGCTCATCTTCAAAATGCTCGGTGCGCAGCGCAGGAATGTAGCCTGTCAATGCAATCCCTGTAAATGGCGCGGCGGGGTCTTTCATGCACTGTGACTCAATCGCGGCGCCAGCCATGGCGGCGGCCGCCCACGGGCTGGTGAGGTCTTTGGTGGTGCACAGCGTGTGGCCGCACAAATTGTTGCGCGGCAACAACCACGCGTTGATTTTGCCCTCAGTGCCACGGATTGCGGTACTAAACTGAAAATCGGTCTGCACCTCGTGTGACCAGCGGCGCGTGGCTTCGGCTTCAATCAGCACCACATTGGCCGAGTCAAGGTATGGCACCACCCAGTGCGTGTCGCGGGTGTTGCGCAGATTGACAATGGCAGCGGACAAATCAGGATTGAGCGCGCCGCTGGCGCTCTGGCTGATGACCATGTTGACCCCTTGGATGGGCGTGTCGTCATAAAAATACGTGGCGCGAATGTCAATATCATTGGCGCGCTCGCCTTTGTTTTTGGCGGTCAACGTGATGGCGTCTGTGCCTGACGGTGCGGCGGTCAACGGCAGCTTGGGATTGGCCAGCAGCTTGGCGAGCATTTTGTCGCGAATGGTGGTGGCGGTGTCCAGCTCATTCACGCCCACGGCCAAGCGCTGCCCCTCAATGTACACGGGCTGCTCGCCCGCCAAATGCGTGGCATCGGCGCTAAATGCCAGCAGCCACTGGGCGGTGTTGGCCGTTGGCTCGTCGGCCAGCGCGATGCAGGTGATTTTAAGCCCCAGCGTGGCGTTGGCCTTTGCGCCGCGCCACATGGCGAGCAGCATAGAGCCTTCACCAAACAGGCCAATCGCCTCGGCCTCAATGGTCACGGTGATCGGCTGATTAAAATTGGTGGGGTTAAACAACGGGTTGGTGATTTGGCCAAACAGCGCAAGGCTGCGCGGCATGCCGCGCAGGCCGCGTATTGCGCCGCTGGCGTCAAATTTATTAAAGATACCTGGCAGCAGCCACTGGGTGGATACAAGGTCGGGGATATAGGTTTTGGTCATGATGACTCCAAGGTTGTAAAAATATGGGCGCAGCGTATGAAATGAGGCGGCAGGCTTTAGGTGCGCGGCGCGGCCACAAGCAGCTCGCCGTCACGAATCAGGCGGTAAATCCGCGTGTCCACCGTCACGCTGACAGCGTCGGTTTCAGAAAAATACCCAAGCGTGTCAGGCGTGCGCAATAAGTTGCCAGCGGCCGCCAGCACACAGACGGTTGCGCCCAGTGTGACGGGGCTTGGGTTCTCGGGTGCTGCAACTGCAACCGCAGCTGCAACGGGTGCGGGTACGGCTGGCGCTGGTTCGGCGGGCGCGGTACGGGTTGGTTTTAGGGCTGCGTCTTCGGTTTTTGTGCTCATGGGGTCTCTCCATTTAAAGTTAAGGTGATGCTGGTAATGGTCGGCGTGGTGCTGACCGCTTGGGTTGCTGGGGTGATGCTGGTCACAGCGTGACTGTCAAACTCAAACTGCGGGCTGACCAAGACGGGCGCGCCGTCATGGCCGCAGTAGCTGGTTTCAATATTGGCGGTGACCAGCCACAGGCCAAGGCCGCTCGCGTCAACCTCACGGCTGTATAAATTCTCCGCGCCAATCTGCTCAAACTTGCCCATGCACTGCGCTTGCCCTGCGCTGTGCCACTGCGCCAAAAATCGGCACAGGCGCTCGGCAATCCATGCCGCTTGCAGCATGCGGTTGGCGCGCAGGCTGTGGCGGCCTTGCTCAGACTTTACCACCACAAAAAAACCAAGCCGCACGCTGCGCGCGGGGGCGGTGATGCGCATGGGTTTTTCAACGCCAGTCCAGCCAAGACAGGTAATAAAACACGCGGGTGATGCGGTGCTGGTTTTGCCGATTTCGTTGGCGTTAAAATTGCCGCCGTACAGCTCAACCATATTGAGCAAGCCCTCGCCGTTTTTGCCCAAGCGTTCTTTAATATCCGCTTGCAATTGCTCAATTAAACTCATGCCAACGCTCCCATAAATACGCCTGTGATTTCATCAATGATGTCGCGTTCATTGCGTGGGTTGACGCCCAACACAGGGCGTGGGGCTATGGTGGCGGCATGATTGCGCCCAGCTTTACCACCCGCATGGTGAATGGCGGCGTAAATCAAGTCTGAGCCTATCAGCACGTTTGCACCTTGCGTTTGCGGATGGTAGCTGTCGCGCAGAGCGCCTGTTTTGAGTAGCGTTTGTCCCGCGCGGGCGGTGGCGGCGGCCGATGCGGGCATGGCAGAGTCATCCCACAGGGTTTGCTCTTTAAAATGCTTTTGCACCTCGCCTATCATGTATGCGCCCACAGCCCGCGCGGCCTTATCTACCAATGACGGATTGGCCAGCGCCTGCAGGTCATGCGTAAGCCGACTGATGTCATGGTGAAATACAATGCCTGTCATACGCCGTACCCCGTCCAGTCTGTCAGGCTTTGCGATACGCCGTGGCGGGTCATGCCTGAGTTGGCGCTCGAGGCGCTCGCGGCATCGGCAAACAATTTGACCGTGCCGTTGTTGACCTCGCGCAGCCATTTGCGTTGCGCTTCACAGCGTTTTTCGGCAAGCTCCGTGGCATTGTCTGCATCGTCCATTAGGTAGCAGCGTGCCAGTTCGGCGCAGCAGCTTTTGAGCGGCGTGCTGGCAATTTGCTCTGCGGACAGCGGCAGGGACAACGCGCCGCGCAAATAGCCGTCCATCAAGCGCGACACGTCGGTCAAGGCCTGCACCAGCCGCGCCCATGCGTCTTGCGCCACAGCGTAGGCTTGCTCGTCAACGTCCGCTTCATTGCCCAGCGCCACGGCCACCAGCGCCTCTTGGGTTAATTCGTGCGATTCGTCCTGCAGCAGCATGACGGCCTCTGGCGTGCCAAACTGGTCGCAGTACTCAACGGGGGTGCAGTACAGGCTCATGGTTTATTTTTTATCCTTGGCTGGTTTGGCGGGTGCTGACTCAGGCGGCTGTTCTGACGGCTGTTCTGACGGCTGTTCTGACGGCTGCTCAGATGACTGCTCAGACGACGGTTCAGCGGCCGATTTTGGCGCGGGTGATTTTGGTGCGACAGGTGCGACGCTGACCGCTGCGCCCAGCGCCTTGGCTTGCGCATCGGTTAGTTCAATGGCCGCGCCGCTGGTGTAATGTTTGCCGTTGATGATGGCGTTGTGTTGGGTGGTATAGGTTTTCATGTGCGTCTTTCATTTTGGTTTGGCTTGATGCTTTGGGTTGTATGGCTGGGCGTTGCCCAGCCTATGCGGTGCAGCTTGTGGTTTATTGCGGTTTAGCCCAATACACCTTTGAGCAAAAAGCCGCATTCAGGTGCCACAATAATTTCTTTGCATTCGTCCACCACCCGCACCACTTCTGAGCCGCGCGTGCCTTCATGATCGGCTTTGTAGGTGTTGGAAAATTTGTCAAAGTGCGCGGTAAAGCCAAAGGTCATGCCGTTGCTCATGCCACCGCCCATTCCTGCAATCGCGGACATGTCGTTGTATGTAAACGCCACGCCACCAGACCATGCGGGTTTGAATGTGGCGTTTTTAGTGGCACCTGATGCAACCAAGGCCTCGCCCACCAAAATATCTTTTAGGCTAAACAAACGAATCACCTCTTCACGCGTGGCAATCCCTGCCGCGCCTGCCGTACCGTTTACGCCTGCCGCGCGGGTCACCGCCGCCAAAATGCGCGGGTGGCTGGCCAACGCATCCCATTCTTTTTGGCCCATTGTCATGGTGTTTGGGCGGATTTGAGGGGTTGATAAGGCGGTGCGGATCAGTTTGACAATGTCGGTGCTCTCGTCATCAAACATATCGGCGCTGGTCGCTTGCGCGTGGTTGTTGCCGTAATTGGCCTCGTTCATCATTAAATTGGCCACGCGGACTTCGCGGTCTAAAATCAACAGGCCTGCCAAGGCGCTGGCCGCTGAGGCTTTTTTGTTTTGAGGGTCACGCACGCCATCAAAGTCACGCGGCACAAACACGTGTTTGAGCGCGTATTCACGGGTTTCGTCGTGACGCTCTTCGCCTTGAAACTCCACTTCATTGACCTGCGTGCGGCGGCCAACATGGGTATCAGGCACATGGGCAAATTGGCCCGGTGCATAAAAGCTCCATTTGAATTTGGGCGAGTCCATCGGCGACGAGCGCGGCAATACGGCGTCTGCAATCATGGCTTTGTTGGTAAAGCCTAAAACAATGGCGGTGAGCTGTTCGTCGCGTGGGTATGGCTGATTCATGGTTTGTCCTTAGTGGTTGGAATGTGGTTGGTTTAATCTTGATTTAATGTGGTTTTAACTTTGATTTAAAGGCGGATGATGACGGCAATGTCGTTTGCGTCAGACGGATCAACTGCCACACCAATCGCGTTTGTCATGTCTGTGGTGGCGGTCACTGCGCCTTGCGTGTCCAGCGTCACCATTTGACCTGGGCTAAGGCGGCTGTTTGACCACACGCCGATAAAGCCTGCGGTCACCACGTCCACGGTTTGGCCGCGTGCCACGTCATAGCTGTTTGAGTAGCCAATCACAGGCTCGCCAGCCTCTGCTGGGCGGCAGCCTTCAGGCGTGATGGTTAATGCCAAGCGGCCTTTTACGTCAACGGCGGCGGGGTACGGCAAAATGTTTAATGGGATGTTGCGTTTCATCAAAGCTCCTTAAAAAGTAAATGAATTTAAAACGGGTGTTGCGGTTACGGTAAATCTTGGGCGTCTCGCGGCGGTGGCTTGCCCGCGTTACTTATCCTGCGCGTTCATGTGTTTGGTTACATGGAGTACCGCGTCTTTCCACGTCACGCTCACGCCTTTGTCCGCCTGCGCTTTTGTAAATTCATGCGCCGCGTTCACCAAGTCGTCTGCGTTGAGCGCCGTGGTTTCATGCGTCCCAGCGCCTTGCTCAGCACCCAATTGCACGGGACTTAATCGGTCAATAAAACCGCTAAACCACGCCTGCGGGCTGGCGCTGTCCGTGCCGCTGGCGCTGGCAAATTCAAACGTGGTCTGTGGGTTTAATTGCGCCATAAAATCAGCCACGCCCACGCTGTGTGCGGGTGTGAGCTTTCCTGCCGCCTGCCATGCTTGAATTTGTTGCTCAATCTGGCCGCGCTGGAGCTGCGCTTGCAGTGCGTCGCGCTGGGCGATTAAATCGCGCTCGCGGGCGGCAAACTCGGCGGGGACTTGGGTTTTTACAATCTGCGCGGCAATCTCATCGTTTAGATGCGCGGCAAATAATGTGTGGGATGCTGCGGGGTCAAGGCCGCCCTCATGCAATCGGGCGCGCAGACGCTCGGACGCGTTTTGTAAGCTGGCCAGCTGGTATTCGGGAAAGTATTTGTCTGCCACATCAATGCCTTGGGCGGCAATCAGCAGGTCACGCTGCACCCGCATGAAGTTGCCGACGGTGTTAAACAGGTAACCAGCTTCATATACGGCATCGGTTACACCAAACTCAAGCGCCAGCGCGCCGTCATCGGCCGCAAACTGCATGTCGGCCATGCCCTCAATTGCTGGGGCTGCTGCGCCCAGCCAGCCTACGTGCTTGATTTTCCAGCCCGCGTCCCCTTTAACCACGCTCACGCTGCGTTTTTTGTACGCGCCTTGCGCCACCCAATCGGCAAACTGCGGGTTGACTTGGCCAAATTTGGCAAACAATGAATTGCCCTTGCGCTTAAATTGCTCGCCCCAGCCGTATGCGGGGGCGTCGGTTTTTGGATGCCCCACCACAATGGGGGCGCTGTTTGCTGGCGTGTTGGCAGCCATTTGGTCAAGGTCTTCCGTGGTAAACGAGATTTTCTCGCCGCTCATCGCCACGTGGTCGCCCACTTTGACAATTTCGACAAAGTCATCAAAGCCCTTAAATTGGGCGATATCGTTTTTTTCGTGTGGCATGGCGCGTCCTTGTAAATGGTTGAGTCAATAAGTGAGTGAGTGAATCAGTGTGACGCCATTGTGCAAGAATGTGCGGGCGCAATCGCCGTGCAACATTGCAGGCGGGTTGGCTGGCAAGAATCAAAGCTGCGGCGCTGTAAGCGATTTTTAGGGTGTGGGCGCGTCAATGCTGGTCAATCAGATTTAAACGGGTTTTAAATCGGTTTTAAACCGCGCGTGCGGCATCAATGAGGTGTTGGCGCAGTACGGATTGGCACGCGCAGGCGACGCACAAAAAAACCGCCTCGGTGGAGGCGGTAAGTATGTGGATGCGTCAAGGTGTCAATGTCAACGTGTCAATCTGTAAATATTTAAAGGGTCGCGTAAGGGGCGGCGAGCGTTACGGTAAATCCTCAAACAAATCATAATTGGCGGGTGGGTCTAGGGTTTCACCCAAAATATTGTAAATCTGGCGCTCGCCGTAGCCCACATGCACCGCAATGCGGTTAATCGCCCAGCCTTGTTGGCGCAGCGCGCGCACCTTGGCGTGGATGTTTTGGCGGGCGATGGCGTCGTACTTGGGCACTTGCAGGCGCTCGCCGTGGTAATGGGCGCACAGGGTTTTTAATTCGTCCATGGTTAATAAACTGGCAATCGCCACGGTTTTGTCGCAGTGGACTGGCACGTTAATCGTGGTGCCGCCCACCGCTTTAAACAGTTTAAACGCGAGCGCGTCGCCCAGTAAGTCCACCATTTCTTGTGCCAGCGCGGGCAGGCGCTCAATATTGATGTAATCAATCGGGGTCATGTGGCCTCCTTGTGGTCAGATTTGGCGGTGTTGGCGGTGTTGGCGGTGTTGGCGGTGGTGCGTGCCAGCCATTTTTTTAAAATCTCAATCGTGTTGAATAATTGCTGGCCGTTTGCCATGCGCAGTCCTGCCGCGCCTGTTTGATTTTGTACAAACGCTTGCAGGGCTTGCGTTGAGCCGTCTTGTACCGCGCCTGCTTTGCGCAGCTCTATCCACAGCGCTTCGCATTTGCCCAGCATGGCGGCGTGGCGCACGCCTTGGGTGTTTAGGCCTGATTTGGTTTGGAGGCGTTTGAGGTGAATGAGCCATTGATTGAGTTCTGTCTGGCTTAACTCGGTGCAGGAGCGCCGCCCCGCAAACTTGCCCGCCAAAACGTCGCGGTAGCTGTCGTCGTCCATGCCCAGTGATTTTTTAATCACGTGAATGGCGGCCAAGGTGGCGCGGCGTTGGTTTTGGTTCATGGTGGCTCTTTTCGGTTGTGGTTTGATTGGCATTTATCTATGTTTGTGCGGGTAGGTGGGCGCTGCCCACCTACGGTTACCTTGATGGGCTCAATTAAACACTGGCAATATCAAGGCTAATCGGCGTGTACGTATCAGAGTCGCCCACCCGCTCGTACAATCGAATGTAGGCCTTTGAGCCGACGGACTGAATGGAGTCGCCTATCATGCCCATGGCGCGTGTCCAGCGCTCATCGGCTATGTCTAGGCGGCGCAGGGTCAGCACGCGCCCTGTGTTGATGTTGCCTTCTTTGTCCACTTCAAATGCTTTGTTGATGATGGTTTGCACGTTGATGTTCGCATCGGCTGTCCAGTCATTTAAGCATTCGTCAATCAATACCTTGGCGGCTTGTAAGCGTTCGTCAAACGTGATGTGTTCGTTAATGGCGCGTTGGATTTTGTACTTGCCATCAAATGACAGCATGGTGACGTTGCCTTTTTTGCCGCCCATTTTTACGCCGTATTGCTCGGCGGATAACTCAATCAGTGCGGCAATATCGGCAAATGCGGCCATTTTGTAACTCGCAATGGCGTCTGATACACCACGCGCTTGGCGCACCAGTTCAATCACCAGCTCGTCGCGTGCGAGGTCGATGGGTTTGATGTTTTCGATGCGGATTTGGTTGCCCAGTGCGTCGGTTTTAAAATGCTCGTTCATGGTGTTACTCCTTTGGTTGGTGGTTTACTTGGGTTTAAATATATCTGCGGCAATATTGCCAATGCTGTTGATGCCTGTATTGCCTGCGCCGCCTGTGATTTGCCTGAGCTTGGCAATCCGCTCACGCGCCTCTGCGTCTGAGGTGGGCGGCTTGTCTGATACTGGCACCAGCCGCACTTGTCGCTCGGCGCGGCGTTGCTCGCCTTTGCGAAACTGGGCTTCTTGTTGCTGCTCCAATTTTGCTGCGCTGGCGTTGGCGCGGCTGGCAATCACTTCGAGCAAATAGCCGTGGCTTTTAAGTGGCAAGGTGAGTGTGCCTGCCGCTTGCGCGGCCAGTGTGGCGTTGATGCCGTCAATCCAATAGTCGAGCGGGGCAGCGTGGGTGATGCCGTTGCGGATAAACTGCCCCGCGTGAATCAGCGGGTTGAGTTCATTGACCAGCGCGGCAATTCGGCCGTGGCTTTGCTGTGACTTGGCGGGGGCAAACAGCCCAACGTAGCGCAACAGCGGCTTGATAAACGTATTGCCCTGCGGGTGAATGTCAATAATTGAGAGCAGCGCCTCGCGTACCGAGTCATCTGCGAGCAGCACGTCAAGGCTCATCATGCAGTGGCACACGGGGCATTTAACGGTGGGTAATGGCATGGTGGCTCCTTTTTAATTTAAATAACGTTGATATTCAAACCAGCCAGCTCACATAGCAGCCGCGCATGTGGATGCTGGCCGTCCGCCTGCCCGCCGCGCAGCTCTCGGTGACCACGGCATGCTCATCGATCACCAGTTGGTCAAGCTCGTGGTTGCGCACCACCAAAATCCGTGGGGTCATGCCGCCTGCAATGGCGTCAACGGCCACGCTAATGACATCACATTTGGCGTCAATCAATGCGAGTACTGCGCCGCTGGCGCGGGCGATTGCTTCGTGGATGTTAGAAGGTTTCATTGTGTCTCCAGTTGTTTGGTTGGTTATCGGTTAATGGATGGCGTATGGTTAAGCGGGCTTTAAATTAAGCGTTTGCTGCGCCACGTCATGCACCAGTTGCGCGTCAAGGCTTAAACCTTGGTTGATGCCGTAATCTCGCACCGCAGGAATCAGGTTTTCCATGAGCATGCGTGCCGAGCCGCGTGTGTACGCCCACAGCGCGTCTAACACATCGCCTGCCAGCTCGCCTTGGTCTGCCAGTGCGCTGCTGCTCAATGCGTCCGCGTCGGCGCGGCTGATGGCGCGGATTGTGGCTGGCCACAAGCACACCCGCGAGCGGATTTGGTCAAATTCGCCGTGTTCAGGCATGATGAGCGAGGTCAAACGTTCTGTGCCTGCCAGCACAATCCCCACATTTGCCATGTCACGAATGCGGCGCAAAATATGCAGGCAGCGGTGCGTCATGGTTTCGGCTTCGTCAAATATCAGCAGGGTCGATGTGCCTTTAAGCTCGTCCACAATTGAGGCAAACCGCGCGTCTTGGCTGCGGCTTTTGCCGTAGCGCTCGGACACGCCGATTTTGAGCGCGGCGAGCAAGGTGTCGAGCAGCACGCCCACGCTCATGCTGGGCGTGGCTTCTATCAGCTTGGCGTTTGGGTTGTGCTTTAAATATTCTTTAAGAGCGGAGGTTTTGCCCACGCCCACATAGCCCGAGCAGACTCCAAAACTTTTCATGCTGCTGGCGCGCTCACAAATGCTTTTGATGGTGCGGTAAATCCCTGTTTTGACATACAGCAACTGCCCGCCTGATTCTTGTTTGCGCTCAAAGTCTTCAATTGCGGCAAGCAGCTTGCGCAACTGGTCGGTTGGTGGCGATGGGTATTTGCCGCCCAATACCAAGTTCACGGTGCTGGCGTTGACGCGGGCGAGTTTGGCAAGCCAGCTTTGAGTCATGAGCTGTTTTTTGTCGGTCACGCCGTCGTTTTGGGTGTTGAGCCAGTTGATGATGCTGGCAACTTGGGCGCGGTCTGCGTCTTTATACGCTGCGCCAAACTCTGCGGGTTGCGCGAGCGGCTCAAAGGTGGGGGTTGGTTTGTGCATGGTGGCTCCTGTGGTTGGTCTGGTTGATGGGTAATGAGTGGTTAATCAATATTGATGTCAATAATGCGGCGGGTTGGGCGGCTGACTGGGTCAAGCAAGGCTGGCGCGCTGGTTTCTAAGCGGTCTGCCACGCTGTCCATGTCCAATGCTGGCGTGGCTCTGCCGCGTTTCTCGGCGATGTGTTTTTCATGCCGCTTGATTTGGCCATCCAGTCGCTTGACCCGTTGGTCTTCGATGCGGCTTTTATCCACCACGCCAATGCGCGCGGCGATGGCGGCGGTGCAGATGTGCTGGCCTTTGTCGGTGGCAATCCATGCGTGTGCGTCGTCGTGCATGCTGTACTCCACGCGCACCATTTGACCGTCAAACAACGCCAGCGCTTCATCAAAATAACGCCGTCCGTCCAGCGTGACACTCATGCGCGATACGCGGCGCAGGGTGGCTGGGCGTGCCACCGCCTCCATCGGTACGCCCAGTTCAATGCGTTGCAGTGCGCCAAATACTTGCGCGGGCGTTTGTCCCAACAGGGCTTTTGGCATGGGCGTTTGCACGTATTGGGCAAAAAATGCAGTGAGCGATTCGGTGTACTGCGCCAAACTTTGTACCGTGCGTTTGCCGTTTTTAATCTCTGTGTTCAAACGGCGGTTGATTTCGGGCGCCATGTCGCCGCCGCAGTAGGCTTGGCCGTTGTCAAAAAACTTGTCGTGGTTGTTGCGGATGGTTTTAAAAAACCGCTCAATCCAGCCCTTGCCGTGCGGGTTACCGGGTAGCGCAAAAATCGGCTCAATGTTAAATTTGGCATAAAACCCTGTGACCTCATCGGTCATGAGTTTGGATTTGTAGCCTGAGCCTGTATCGACATAAATAAACATCGGCACGTGGTTGTGGCTGGTGAGCGCGTGGCTTAGGGCAAACAATGTGGTGGTGGTTGATTCGGATTCGCTCAACCACCAGCCCACAACGTAGCGGCTTTTAAGGTCAAGAAACACCGTCAACTCAGGGCGAAACAAGCCGCCTGTTTCGGGATGCGCCACATAGCAGTCACAGGTGTGGCCGTCGGCGGCGTACACATCGCCCACCGCAATATCGTCCATGTGCCGCTCTTTGTATGACTGCTTGGTTAATTTGTGCAGCTGCTTGCCAACCCGCGCGGGGCTGTTTTTGCCCAAGGTGGCGGGCAAGGTTTTAAGGTAAGCGGCCACGCGCCCGTGGGTGACGTGTTCAAAATTTTCTGCCACCAGCCGAAAAGCCACGTTGGCGTAATCGGGCTTGCTGGGCAGGTTAAATAATTCAATGGCGCGCGCCTCCCAGCCGTAATCCACGCGCTGGCGCCCTGTGTGGCTGGGCAACAACCCAGCTTTGCCGCTCTTTTTAAATGCGCTCAACCAACGCTTGAGCGTGGGCAAACTGGGCACAGCGCCATTGCCTGTCGCGTCAATTACGAGCAAGGCCATGGCTTGACTGGTGGTCATTTGTGCGCTCAACTGGCCGTGCAAGGTGAGCGCTGCTAAATTAACGCTCGTGCCATCGGTTATCCAAGCCGTTGCCACACCCAAAACCGTCATGCGCGCATCTGCCACGCGCCGCTTGGCATCCGTAGCACCAGCCCACGGGTTGGGCGCAAGCGTTGCCAGTACCGTGCGGGCGTTGGCCGCTTTTAATGCGCCCCGTTGTGCCGTGGCGGTTGGCGTAAACTTTTTCATCGCGTGTCCCATCGTGATTCCTTTATTAGTCCAGTGTGGGCGCAGCTTTTGGCCGACCCTTGCCTTTTGGCTTGGCAACATCGCGCTCATGCGCGCGCAGCGCCGCTTCGTGTTCGTGCGTGGCAATCAAGTCTTTGTACTCGGTGGCGCATTTGAACAACTCTTTTTGGGTCAAACGCTCCAGCGTGGAATTGTCACCGTCCAAATCTGCCCCGTACGCACGATGCAGCTCAGCGGCAGCGCCACGTGCCGCGCCAATCAAACCTTGCAATGCCGCAAAATTACTGCGCGCCACCGATAACGCCCACTCACCGTCTAATAAATGCACCTCAGCGGTCAAACGCGCCAGCCCATCAATCGACAGCTCGGCTTTTTTGTACAGCGCCGCACATTCGAGCCGAATGTCGGACACATGCGCAGGCACAATGTCCGTCACATCCGCCCGCGCGGCGGTGGCAGCGGTGAGGCGCTTTTGGAGGAGGACGTTTTCTTGTTCGGTTTTTTGGCGCTCAACGGCGGACTGGGTTTTGGCGGCCGTCAACTCACGGATTTGGTTTTTAAGCTCGCGCACCGACAGAGCTGTAATATCCGCGCCCTCGTCCTCAAATAAATCGGCAATCACTTCAGGATCGGCTTGCGCCAATAACGCCACTTTGGTTTTTGGCAGCGCCATAACTTCGGCGCGTTGCGCTTGAGGTAAATTGGCCGCGTATTTGGCCATGCTCATGGCTTCTTGGGCGCGGCGAATCGGCATATTGCATTGCTCAATCAGCGCTAAAAAATCGCCGTGTTTGCTTTTGGCTCGTGCCGCAATCAAAAGCAGCCCAGACTCGACCACCAGCGCCAATGCTTGATTGGTTTTAACGGCAGCGGTGCTGACCAAGTCACCAATTGAGGCGCCGATGTCAATGCTCATTTCAGTCGCCAAAAGCAATTCAGCATCGGTTAAATCAAATACGCGAACGTTCGCGCTTTTGGTTTCGCTCACAATGGCAAGGCCTGTTTGTGGCACACTGTCGTCGTCAATATCGCTAAAATTAAATATTTTCTCTGTCATACGTCCCCCTTATTTCATACCAAGTTTTTTGGCAATTTCGTAGCCTTGGCCGAAAGTTGCTCGGTTCACGCCGCGCATGACTTGCGAAACCGTTTCGTAGCTGTAGCCGTTCTCATGTGCCCAATGTTTTAGGTTTGAGTTGCTTTTACGCAAGTTTGTTTTCACCTCCGCCGCTGTGAGTAAAGCGGGCGATGAATCACGTTTTTTTAACATTTTAGGTCTCCGTTCCAAAATAAACACCATTCGTAGTGAATGAATCGCATTTTCATCCCATTTATTCAACATGTCAAGCTGTGAGTACAAAAAAATCGTTATTGGTGAAAGTGTTGTTTATTATTAAAAGAATATCTCAAGGCGCGATTTACCTATGAATATCGTTTTTTTTGTACTAGAATAATCGTTATGAATCGTAATCAAATTTATTTGCCATCCTATGAGCTTTAGTA